GGATATACTCCGGGAATTTACTCGAATCTTGATTACTACAGAAATATGTATGAACCGGATTTGATTAAAAAATATGTGTTCTGGCTGGCAGATTATTCCGGAGAAGCTGATGTGCCTTGTGCTTATCATCAGTACACGAACAAAGGAAAGGTTCCGGGAATCAACGGAGACATAGACATGGATTATTTTTACGATACAGAAAATAAGGAGGATGGAAATATGGGAAGAACAGCCCAGGATTATTTGAATGTATGGCGCAGCTGGCTTGGATTCAGCGAGGCAAATGGAAAGTTCAAGCAGATTATCGACCTGTATAACAGTCACAAGCCTTTGGCGAGAGGCTATGCAGTGCAGTACAGAGATGAGTGGTGTGATACGACCGTATCTGCAGCAGCAATCGCGGCTGGAATGGTTGACCTGATCGGTACAGAGTGCGGATGCGAAGAGCATGTTAAAATCTTCAAGGCAAAAGGAATCTGGATTGAGGATGGAACAATCGTTCCAAAACCTGGATATATCATTTTGTATAACTGGGATCAGGGATATCAGCCGAATGACGGATATTCCGATCATATCGGCGTAGTTGAATCTGTGTCTAATGGACAGATCACCTGTATTGAAGGAAATAAGGGAGAAGCTGTTGCGAGACGAGTTCTTTCCGTTGGAAATGGAAATATCAGAGGATATGCTGCTCCGAAGTACGATAGCCAGGGAACTGCTCCGTCCAACCCTCCGGCCGGAGGAAACTCTGGAAATTCTGGCAGTGGTACAGATCTCAACAGAACTCCTCAGTGGACAGGTACTGTGAATACTGGTTCTTTGAATGTAAGAACATGGGCCGGTACAGAAAATGCAAACCTGAAATCTTATCCGACAATTTCTCAGGGAACTAAAGTCGGAGTATGCGATACCGTAAAAGACAAAGATGGAGATCCTTGGTACTATGTAAAGATTAGCGGTTCTCAGGGGGATAAATACGGCTTCGTATCTGCCGCATATATTACTAAGCAGTCAACCAGCAAGCCGTCCGGAGATACCACATTGAAAGACGATGGAGTTATTACGAAAACTCCTCAGTGGACAGGAAAGGTTACCGCAGACGTTCTGAATGTTCGTAGCTGGGCCGGTACCAACAATCCACTCATTAAATCCTGGCCGAAACTCTCAATGGGAAATCTGGTCGATGTATGTGATGTTGTTAATGCGGCAGATGGATCGAGATGGTATTACATCAGAATTGACGGAAGAATCTATGGATTTGTTCATTCTACATATATCGCAAAGGCATGATCCGGCGCCTCAAATCGTTTTCTGTCTTGCCTGCTTTTACTTAATGAAAAAAGTAGAATATTGTAGAAGATTGTGATATGATTACATTGCTGCCGAACCTCCAGCAGAAAGGAGGTGGTGCCCTGTGGAAGAAATTTTTACCGCATTTCTTATCTCTGTTATAGCAGGTGTAGTTAGCTACTACATATGCAAATGGCTGGACGGAGATAAATAGGCAGCGACAGCCTAAACGGATTGGCTCACCGTAACGAGCAAGAAAACCTCCAGAGCTGGCACTCTGGAGGTTTTCGTTTTACCCTATGGAATTTTACCGCATTCCTTAGCTATAAATATAATATGCCATATCTTTTAAAAAGTCAACCTTGAAATCTTTCATTTATTTCTATAGAAAACCCCCATGAATTGTCTATTGGTATAACACAAAACGATATAATCTAACAATTTCCGTCTTAAATTACCATTATATGGTAAGTTAAAACGGAAGGAGCAATGGCGAATGATAAAGATTTTACTGTCGAAAAAGCTTGGAGAGCTGAGACTGACACAAGCAGATCTGGCGCGAGCGACCGGAATACGCCCAAACACTATTAACGAATTGTACCACGAGCTTGCTGAGCGGGTAAACCTGGAGCATCTTGATCTGATATGCGAGGCGCTCGACTGCGAGCTGGATGAATTGATTGTGCGGATACCGAACAGAGAATCTAACATCACTCACACCAGACGGGGAAACTTGAAAGCCGTCCAAGGAAAAAGCCGCTGCAACGGCTGAGAGATCTGAAGAAGAGAGGATTACCCCCTCTCTTTTTTCAGTTCATCGTTATTTGTAAGTATTGAATCTATGAGAAATTCGTAGTCCAATTTGAAGTCGCGATATCCTTTATAAACGGTATCCACATACCTCTCGCTTGGTCTTCCTGGCTTTGCTCTGTTGAACATAATATAAACCATTGCCTTTATTCTGGAACCGCCCTGTAGGGTTACATAGACGTTTTGCTTATAATAAAATCTTGGGTACCCCTCATATATATCAAGATTTCTTTCGTCTGTTTCACTGATGTTCCACACAGCGACAGGTACTCGGTATCCTTTTTTTCTGCGTATTGTGGCATATGCTCCGGTTTTGCTACCTCTGTATATCAATTCCCAATTCTCCAGATAGCCGGTATATACCGGCTTTGCATCTGGGCATCTGTGTCTCATCTGTTCCTTATTCAAATTACTTCCGTAAGCTACATATAATTTCATAATGAATACCTCCTGTATTAAGCTGCCACTGATGTGGCGTTTTCCTTGAGCTGCTTCATCATGTGAAGCCGACAGGTTTTAAATTCATCACCATATAACCCAAGGCGATTTGTTAAGATGTGATACATCAAAGTTACTTTCTTATCTGCAGAGTATCCGGAAACGCTTCTGAATACAATTTTGTCATTGGACTCTATCGCCCATGCAGACATGGCGAGGCAAAACTGAATATATGCTTTGATCCGTCCGGCGTGTAATGTACTGTTGAAAAGTCTGAATTCCACGGTTCCTTTTGAGAAAAAGCTATGAAGATTAAGTGCGTGGTATCTTGTTTCATTGTAATGGCTATGGTTTACTCCTCCCCAATAGTGATCATTCGCTTCACTATACCAAATTTGCTCTGCTTTATCTTTTGTTAGGTCAGATTCTTTCTTCATGGTATCGTAAAGACTCTTGCAGATCGGCTTACACCAGCGGTCTTTTCTTGCCCCGATGTTCAGTGCTTCGTAAATGATTTCCTGGCGGGAGAGCATGAAGTTTACCATTCTGCGAAGTGATGTTGCTGTATGGTTTGCTCCGTCAATATGAATGTGAATACCGCAA